ACCACTGCCGTCAATTCAGCAGTGAGCTCCGCGGAGGGGGCTGCAACAACTGGAAAGTCGGTGGTGGCGGCGTACGTCTGGAGGGTGTACGTGGACCATTGAGAGGGGCAGAACAACACGTAGCCCCAGCCTTGGGTGCCAGAGCTCAAGTAGCCACGCCTAGTGGCGCTGTAGGTGACCGTGGGTCCGGAGGACTCCGACGGCCACTTGGCGCCTTCGGCATGGGTGCAGAATGGGTCCGTGAGCGCGCACACTTGGTGCGCGAGCTTCGCGGTGGCCTGAGCCTTGGCGCTGTTAGGCGCTGGGCTCGAAGGCTTTTGCTTGGCTGCGGATCTCTTCTTCTTGGCGGCCGCAACAGCCTTGATCGGTTTGACTTTGGGCATGGTGCGTGACTGAGGAACGTATGTGAGAAGATTTTTCTGCCCTCCCCCCTGGGGCAGATCGACGGTGTCGAGTTTGTAGTGTGCGACAACCTCGTCAAACGCGGCACGAAGCCGCGGAGGTGCGTCGAGCAGCTCGTTGCGAACGCTCAAGACGCCCTCTGGGTTGACAGCACGGGCAGTAAGGGCCTTGTACAGCGCCTTTTGGACGTTTCCCTCGTTGAGGTAACACGACCAGCCGCCTTGAGCATCTCTGCTGAAGGTGTGGCTACAGAACTCAAACTTTCCGTCTGGGTGGACCATGACGTCTCTCAAGGGAAAGCCCTTCAACTCAGATAGCCTTGCGAGGTCTACCGAGGAGAGCTGCGTCCAAGAGAGATTGTCGTCTCCGGCGGTTTTAGCTGCCTTGACCTGCGCGTAAAACGCGGCCAAAAGGCGCATAACGCCGTTGATGGGGGTGGTCCAGTAGGAACCGGACGGCATGTGTTTGGCCTTCTCTTTGAGGAGTGCGCAAAGCACTACACGGCCATCACTGCACGTGAGCTCAACCACATAAAGGGGAGCAGTGCAGGTGGCACACCAAAAGAGCAAGCCTGTCTCAAGGTTCCGGCTTGGATTGGTACAGCGAGAGGCTACGAGCTCGATCGCGTCTCCAAAAAGCCAGGTTTCGATGAGGCCGTCCCACCCGACTGCGTCTGTTGAGACGACGGGGCAGGAGGTTTCGGCGCACAGCCTGTCTACCTCTTCGCCAAGAGGCTGGACATGATCTTTGTCAAATCCGATTCCAGAAAGGAGGGCTCCGCGAGGATACGCGAGCTTGAGACGCCCG